NCTTCCTTCAAAATCTTGCGGAGCAGCAGCTCGATGGTCTCCAGATCGTAGCGGAACGCGGCCGGATCCTTCTTCCACGTGGCGTACCAGGCGAGCACGATACGATGGTCATCGCGGAGTACAGCGTCGGAAACCTTGCCCGCATCGTAGGTCTTCGGGTCCTGGATCTTCTTGGCTTCCTGGATCGTGTAGTTCTGGTAGAGTTGCTGCCTCGCCTCGTAGCCACCGTAGCCGGTCACTCGTCTGGTGAGTGTGTTGCGCCGCCAACCGTCGCCAAGACTGAGATCGCCCTGATAGGAGATCAATATCTTACCCTTCAGAATCTTCGCGACTCCGCTGAACCCATCTGCATCGAAGTTTTTCCAGCTTTCCTCCCGGCTCTCGGCTCTCCAGGGCGGATCGAGATAGGCAAAGGTCGTGGCTGCATCATACTTCTTGATCACCTCCAGCGCATCTTCGTTCAGTACTGTGACTCCACGCAATCGCTCGCGGAACTTCTCCAGATTGGTTAGAAAGGCCTTGCCAGATAACGGTCGTACTCCGAGCGTGTCTGAAAATTCGCCGTAGCGATTCCGTTTGCTGTAGAGCACGAGATACTTGAACCTGTAAGCCCGCTCGCGTAGCGACTTCGGTTTCTTTCCCTTCAGCGCGTCAAACCGCTTCTTCGTTCCGGTCCAATCCTGCTTACGCATCCACTCCAGATCCGCATCGCTTGCCTTCTGCAGGAACTGAAACGTTGCGACGATCTCCGGATCCTTGTCAGACAGAATTTCCTTTTCGGAACGCTCCTTCGCAAAGAACAGCGTTGCGCTCCCGGCGTAGGGCTCGACGTAGGTCGTGTGCTTTGGAATCCTCGCGAGCAGCGCGTCGACCCAAGGATCTTTTCCGCCGGGCGAACCGAATGGCTTTAACACCCGCTTCTCCGTGCCACGCAGATCCATCTCGCTGATGTCGGAGTGCACCAGTTCGATCTTCTCGATCTTGAATTCAGCATCCAGCACAGGCAACTTCTCAATTCTAGCGCCGACCGGTAGGTAGGCCAGCGTGGCGTGCGGGACGAAGCCGTGTGTCTGGTCTTCGACCTCCGTGAACCCGGCCTTGCTCAGCACCGCCTTGATCTCAACATGCAACTCGGCCAGGCCCGGAGCGTCGACCAGCGCGACCAGGGCCGTCGCAGGCTCACCGCTCTTGCTCGCACCATCGAAGATCCCCCAACCCTGAAATTTCGCGTCGATCGGCTTGGCAGCATCCAGCACCTTCTTGATCGCGCTGTACGCGTCTTCCTTGTCGCTCTCCGAGTACTCACCCTTGCTCGGCACGTACAGCACGGTTATGTGGTCCGCATCTTCGGCCTCGGCGAAGTCGATCCCTTTCAGCATCTCGCTGGATACCTCGGTCAGCTTTTTCCGGATCTCCTCTGGTAGCCGAGCACAGAAGAACAGATGACTCGGATCGGTGCGAATCTGCTTCTCGACCGACTTCAACTCCACGTCGCGGGCCAACACCTGCGGGCCGGGCCCGATGTTGGTCTCCGCCGGCGCGTCGAATTTGCTTTCCACCGTTACGGGCCAAGCGTAGAACGGTCCTTTCTTCCAACCCTTCTGTGCCTTGCCCCACTCGGAACGCACCTCTTCGGAGATGAGATGCTGGTCGGCCGTACGCTTCAGTTCATCCAGATCCACATCCCGCAGTTTGCCGAGCGTCACGACACCCAGCGCCTTGCGTTCGCTGATCAGCAGGTAGCGCTTGCCCGCGATCTCAAACGGCCGCGTCTTGACGATCAGGGTCTTGCGACCATCTAGCACGGCCTCCGCCATCCACGCCGGCGACACGATCAAGCCATCGGTAGGCAGCTCGGCCTCGCCGCTGTAGTCCTCAACGCGCGGGAGCCTCACGGGCTTTCGTTCTTTCTCTGGCAGGATTCCACTCTCGCCCGGTAGCTTTTTCGGATGCAGCTTACCGCCGTCTTCGAGTTCTGGAAGACCGATCACCTTGCTAACCGGTACTTTCTGCTCGTCTTCTGGAATCATGCTACGCGGCAATCGTTCACGTGACATTTCAAATCTCCCAGGAACCGATCTCAGTCGAAATGTCTACGGTACAACGGCAACGAAAATGCAACGGAGGCATAGAGATCCCTGCGCCAGCGAGCGACGCTGACTCTTTCATCGGACCACGTCCCTTTGTCGGTGCAAGAGAGAGCAGCCTTGTCATGTCCGCAGCCGAACCGCCGATGAACGGGTGTGCTCGCTTCACGCCCGCAGGGGTTGTCGCACGAAGCTCTCGCCCCATAGCGCCCACGCCTTGCTCGACGGTGAATACTCGGCCGTCTAGGTGAGCGCAGCGTGTGCATGTCCTTTTGTCGACATTAGCGTTCCACTCGTACTTGACGACCCCGTAGTCCTGAAAGGATCGCATCTGCCCGAATGCCCTTGCCGTCGTCGCCGCATTCGCGGCCACGCCCTCGAAGTACTGCGCCGCCGACCCGTGCCAGCCAGCGGGAGTCGAGAAAACGCCGAGCGCAACGGCCACCCGCTCTCGTATCAGCTCGCCCGCGACCCGTCGGTTTGTCCCGGCCTCCACCATGGTCGTCTTGGTTGTGTCCGCGATTGTGCTCCCGATGTTTTCATCGTAGTGCTCACCGATCCAAAACGTCTGGTGCTCGCCTAGTGCCTCCATCGCTCGCTCGTCAGCGATATCGAACGCTGGCAGGATTTCCGAGTAGACGGGCTCGGCCTTCGTTACCACTTCGGTCAGATTCTCCGTTGAGTATGCGAGGCTGGCCCTAGTCTTCTTGTTCGCCTTCTTCCAACCGGCGGTCCGGGCGAGCCGATAGATCTTCTGCTGCGTCTCGATGTGGCGGGGCAGGACTTCCTTCGTCCACTTGTCCATCTCTTTCTCGACGGCCTTGGCGATCTGGGAGGCTGGTTTCAACTGCGCGGCGAGCACGCTGGCTTCCCTCACGGCTTTCTTGGCATGCGCGTTCCACTTGGCCAACAGATATCGCCTGAGTTGAGTTTCAAGCCTAGCGATGCGTGCGACTTCTGACAGTCGCAACGCCTTCGCCAGCAGGTCGTCGACCGCCATGACGCCGTCGTAGTATATGTCCAGCGCGGTCAAAACGCTCAGCCTTCCTCGGTTGCTTCCTCAACCTCTCGACGCCAGCGCTTCTCCATCTCGTTGCGCACCTTCATTAGCCGCTCCACAACCTCTTCCTCGCTCATGCCGCTGTCGAATAGCGGTATGTCTGGGCTGGTCAGCTTCTCCACAACCTCAAGGGCCTTGAGCGCAGTGATCTGCTGTCCCGGCTCTGAAGCATCGGCCATGTTCTTCACGGCCTCGGCCATCGTCATGCTGAACGGCACATCCTGCGGGAAGTCCTCTGGGAACGGCGGGAGTTCGATGCCGAAGATATCCTCCAGGGCCTGACGCGCGATCCGCGGGGTCATGCCGCCGGTCTTCTCAGCGCCGGCCAGGATCTTGACCAGTTCCGTGTTGTCGGTCGTGTTCGGCGAGTTGCTCTTGAATTGGTGGTAGCGGATGCCCATGGCCGGGAACATGATCCGGTTTATGAGTTGATCAAACTCGTCGCGCTCTGGAGCAAAGACCTGCTCGTCCGCGACGCGCCGAGAGATCTCCGCAGTGGCGCGATTGTATGCCTCGCTAACGCCAACTAATATGGGTGGTAGCCTGAACGCACGCCGGATCTTCTCCCGGTTGTTCCCGCTGTACTCCTGAAACAAGGCATCCTTGTGCTGGGCTTGCGTGACCGGTTTTGCATCCAGCTTAACCTGTCCGGGGCTACCTTGATCGCCTTCGGCCTTATCAGATTCGGCTTCGACTGCGATGATCTTGGAGAAGTTATCCGATCCCTGAACTCTGGATTGCATGAACTCCGTCAATCGTTCTATCGTGTCCTTGGTAAGTTGACCGCCTGACACCAGAAGAAATATGCTCGGAATGTTGTTGTTACGCATCGTGATGTAATTGATTTCTTCAGACGCACGATCGCCAAAGATGGAAAGCAGAACGCCGACGGTTCTCGGCAAGCCGTAGGGAGAACGTGGGCAGTATAGCTTGAGATGGACAACTTCGTTAGCCTGATGTTCTTCGGGAACGGATTGCCTACCCTCGACCGGCTGCTTGTTCTCATCGAGTGCCATATCGCCGGTTCGGTTATCGTAAGTACGAGGATCTCCAAATTCCTTGAACCACCGAGTTTCCAATGTGCCAGTCACGGATAGATTGCGGCGAGTCGTGAGTCTTGTTTGAACAAAGCGTCTGAACCGTTTCCAGACTGGCACTTTCTCGATCTCGACGGCACCGTTTGCGAGCAACTTGTAGATCGGAACCTCTACCTTGATCGCATCGCGGTCCTGGCGACCAAGGTGCATCTGGTAGCTGGGCAGGTGGTTGAAGCCCTGAATTTCGCCAGCCGCGTTCCGAATGACCTCAAACTCAGCGTTGCCAGTCGTCTCAAGATCGATCCTCAGTTTCCGCCGGAACATCGTGAACGAATCGTCGACGCTCGCGTAGAGAAAGAAATTCTCCAGTTTCAAACGCTCTTTTTCAATTTTCGTCTTCAGATCCTTGTCCGCCTCTTCGACCTTGACGCGTGGCACCAGCCTATGGCTAAAGCCCTCAATGTTGACCTCCATGGCGGATACGCACGGCCCTAGTTCCGAGTTGTTCTCTGGTAGCATGGCGAGCTGCAGCAGGTCGAAAGGCGGCTCCACAATTTGGCCGGCTGTGATCAGCCCCTCGATATAGTCCTCTGGTAGTTCCTTTGACTTGCCTGGCTCGGTCTTCCCCTGCTTTTTCGTCTTGGCTCGTTTCTTCTCGGTCTTCTTGACCATCGGGATGATCAGCGCTCGGAGCGCGGCGTTGCGATCCGCGCCTCTTTGCACGAACTCACGGACCTCAGATTTCATTTCGGATTCTGGCATTGGTTCACCGCTCCCTTTGCAACCTATGGTATCAGATCAAACCTAGCTTTGTCTCCCTCTCCCTGCGTTTCCGCCGCCGCATCCGTCGCGCACGGTCTGCGAGATCGAAAGCATCCAGCCCATCTCGGTAGCGGTAGCCGGGGAAGAGCACGAACTGGTCTATCAGGGTTTGCATGTTCTTCCTGAAGAAAACGCGCTTCGCCTCAAACATCGGCGTCAGCTTCAGCGCGCGGGTCATCTTGTCCTTGTCGGTGTGAATCGGCACGAACCTGCGATCTTTGTCCAAGTGTTTGACCTGTTGGTAGAACGCTTTCTGGTATGCATTGGACTCAACGCCAGCGCGAATCGGATCATGCTCGTCGTACATCTTGAGCCCCTTGTCGATCTGCTTGGGGAATGAGATGTG